TGTGTTTTGGCAGAAGAAATTGGACATTACCATACTGCTGTCGGTGATATAGTTAATCTGCAAAATATTGAAAATTTAAAGCAGGAGCAAAAAGGACGATTACATGGGTACAACCGGATGATCGGATTGCGTGGCATCATAGATGCTTTTAATGCCGGATGCCAAAGCAGGCATGAAATAGCAGAATTTCTCGAAGTGACAGAGGAATTCTTGCAGGAGGCTATTGACTGCTATACCGGGAAATATGGTGAATATGCTACTTTAGATAATTACATTATTTATTTTATTCCTTATCTAGGAGTTATGGAAATGATATAACCGCTTCGGCGATTATATAAATGTGGCGTTTTCAATAAATACAAAGAAAAGAGAGGGAACAAAAATGGAGTTTTATGAAACAATCAAACAATTTTCAGAACGAGTGGCTAAATTAAAAGATACTATTTCTACCGAAGAAGCCACTAAAATGTCGCTCGTAGTGCCATTATTTCAGTATATGGGGTATGATGTGTTTAATTCATTGGAATTTTGCCCAGAATACACCGCCGATGTAGGCATTAAAAAAGGTGAAAAAGTCGACTACGCTATTCTCGAAAACGGAGAACCGAACATTCTCATCGAATGCAAGAGCTGTTCCGAGCAATTAGATAAACATTCATCGCAACTTTTTAGATATTTTGGAACTACATCCGCAAAATTCGGTATCTTAACTAACGGAATAATTTATCGCTTTTATACAGATCTTGAAGAATCCAATAAGATGGATTTAGTCCCATTTCTTGAAATTGATATGCTGAATCTGAAAGAACAATCTGTAAATGAATTGAAAAAGTTTTGCAAAGACAACTTTGACAGAGAGAAGATTTTCAGCACCGCTGAAGAATTAAAATATTCTGGACTGATAAAAGAATATCTGTCAAAAGAATTGGAGAATCCCTCAGAAGAATTTGTCAAACACATTCTTTCTTATGTGTACGATGGACAAAGAACGCAAAAGGTCATTGAAAAATATCAGCCACTTGTCAAGAAAGCATTTACTTCATTCATTAATGATATTGTAAATCAAAAAATATCATCTGCCCTTTCCAAAGAAGCGGAGGACGATATCGCTCCTACTGACATTCCTGCTGAAGTACCTAAAACGGAATCAAAAATTGTCACTACCGAAGAGGAGTTAGAAGCTTTTTATATTATTCGTGGAATGTTAATAGAAGCTACATCTGTCGAAAATATCGTGCATAGAGATACTGAAAGTTATTTCGGAATCCTTTTCCAAGACAATAATAGAAAGCCTATTTGCAGAATCAATCTCGACAAAAAGAACAAGCAAATTCTTATACCTGATGAGAATAAAAAGTTTGAAAGATTTTATATCGATTCTGTAAATGACTTATATAAATACAAAAATCAGTTAATAGAAGTTGTAAAAAGATACTTATAAAGTAAAAAACCGCCCGGTACTACCAATACCGAACGGCTTAATATACACCCGAAGATGTACGACATGATTGCAGATATATTGTATCATCTTCGAGTGGGATCACATTGGCACATATATACTGAAGAATACGGCAGGCAATTTGCTTTTCCTGCTGAAAGTGTTCAATCTGATAAATTTGTAGAAAATACAATATTATTTTTGAAAAAATTTAATGTTGTTGAATGTCCTACTGTTTCTTTTCAGTTAGAACTTGTATAATCAAAACATAAGGAGGTGTCGTATGGATATTCAGCATTATATAAATGATTATGTCGATTGGCTTAGAAATGAAATTACTTTCTCTAAAGTCGGCGAATACTACGAAATAAATACCCCTTTCTTAGATACGGACGGGGACTATTTTCAATTTTATGTCAAGCAAGAAGGTAATGAACTTTTTTTCACAGATGATGGATATACATTAAATTCACTGGAAATGACGGGATTTAAGCTAACTAAAAACAGAAAGCAACAACTTAATCAAATTCTATCTCAATTTGGTGTCCAATTAAAGAAAAACGAGTTAACATTACGAGCTCCGGCACCAGAATTTGCACAAAGAAAGCATGCATTCACACAATGCCTTATTCGTGTAACAGATATGTACATGACCTCTAGAACGAAGGTTTCTTCCTTTTTTCTGGATGACATACAAGATTTCTTTTTGGAAAATGATATTTATTGTATGGAAAATGTTTCATTTACTGGGAAATCTGGTTTCTCCCATAACTACGACTTTGCTATACAGCGGTCTAAGCGAAAGCCAGAACGACTATGCCTTGCTATAAATAATCCGAACAAGACCGCAATGAGTAATGCTCTTTTTGCTTGGAACGATACTAAACCATATAGAAGACATGATAGCCAATTAGTTGTACTGCTAAACGATTCAAATTCCATAAGCAAAGGAGTGGAAGATGGATTTTCTAACTACAGCGTGAATACTATCCGTTGGAGCGAAAGAACAAAAAACGAAAATTTAGAAATACTGACAGCTTAGATGATTTGTTTTGTATCGATATAACCGCTTCGGCGTTTATATAGAGTAAAGTGGTGTTAAAGGTGCAGGAGGAAAGAAGGAGAAGAATGGGGATGATATTATGGAAAAATTAGAGGACAAATTAGTAGAAAAATCAATAGAAGCGTTTATTGTTGGACTTGAACTATATAACAAGCCAACTATTAAATACAGAATTGAAGGATTTTCTTTCTTTATTGTGAATGCCTGGGAATTGATGCTGAAAGCTACTTTGATAAAGAGAGGAGAAAGCATTTATTTTCCGGACAAACCTGATAGAACTTTAAGCGTGGAAAACGTGCTTCGTAAAGTCTATACTGATAAGAATACACGTATCAGACTTAATTTGGAAAAAATCATTGAACTCAGAAATATTAGTACGCATTATATTACTGAAGATTACGAGGTAAAATATGCTCCTTTATTTCAAGCATGCGTATTGAACTTTGTAAATGAAATGCAGCGGTTTCACAATGTCGATATAACAAAATATATTGCTCAAAACTTTCTTACGATTTCTGCACGCTATGAACCTTTGTCCAATGAAGAATTAAAAGTTAAATACTCTCCGGAAATTGCTGAAAAGTTAATTAAACAATCTAATGAAATAGATGTTTTGAGCGCTACTTATGATTCTGATAAATTTGCAATTAACATTAGGCAAAATCTATATATCACGAAGAAAAAATCAGAAGCCGACTTTGTTGTTGGTATAGATTCGCATTCAGATACAAGAGTGTCTGTTGTTAAAGATTTAAAAGACCCCTCAGACACACACAAATATTCCTATAAAAATGTTATTACCGCTGTTCAAGAAAAATTAAAAAAGAAAAACATAAAGCTTGGCTATAAATCTGGTTTTACACAATATGTTTTAAATCTAATCATTGATTTTTATGATATAAAACAAAATCCGAAATATGCCTATGAACATGTCATAGGAAACCAGCGTTCTTATACTTATTCTCAACAATTCGTTGATTTTATTGTTGTTGAAATAGAAAAGAGTCCACATAATTTCGTAGAAAGCTTAAAAAAGAGCAAATAAAAAGATAACCCCAGGCACATAGGAATGCTCAGCATTAAATGCTTACCCCATTTTGGGACCCAGTGTTTTTCCTTCACAAGTTATCTTATTTATTATAATACTATTATAAATCTTTTTTGTCAATTTATGTACTTATTTTTATACATTTTGTTGAGATCAACAAAACGATAGATATGCCAAAATCTACAACAAAAAACTCGAAATAAAATGAAGAAAACCGCCCCTGCGCCAACAGAGACGGTAATACATATCCGAAGATATGCAATCTGAAGCCAAGAATATTGTATCATCTTCGAAACAGTTTAACAATCAGAACATATATTCTATTGTTAGCTGTTATTTTTGTACCCTTTCATCAATACAATCAGATAAAGGAGTGATACAGTATGAAAATCGGAGCATTATATGTCCGTGTCAGTACTCATAACCAAGATGAGTTATCACCAGATGCCCAGATCCGGCTTGGGAAGGACTTTGCCAAACGAAATGACATTGTCATCCCGAAAGAATACATATTTATGGAAAGCGTGTCCGGAAGAAAGGCAGAGAAGCGTCATGACTTCCAGCGAATGGTCGGTCTGGCCAAATCAAAGCCTCGTCCGTTCGATGTGATCATCGTCTGGAAATATAGCCGCTTTGCCCGAAATCAGGAGGAATCGATCGTTTATAAATCTCTGCTGCGCAAGCAATGTGGAATTGATGTCTTAAGCGTATCAGAACCTCGTGTCGAAGGCCCTTTCGGATCCTTGATCGAGCGTATCATCGAATGGATGGACGAATACTACTCTATCCGTCTTTCCGGCGAAGTAACGCGTGGCATGACTGAGAAAGCGCTGCGTGGAGGATTTCAGGCAAGACCGCCTCTCGGCTATAAAATCACTGAGCGCGGAAAGCCGCCGGTCATTGTACCGGAAGAAGCGAAAATCATCCGGCTTATTTTTCAGAAATACGTTGAGGAACAGTGTGGCTTTTTTGATATTGCAAAGTTTTTGAACCGGCTTGGATATAAGACATCCCGGAACGAACCCTTTGAGCGCCGCTCAATCGAATATATCATTCAGAACCCGACTTACTGCGGTATGATCCGATGGAACCGGACTACGAATGAGACGAACGAAATCAAAGACGAAAGTGAATGGATCATCGCCGATGGACAGCACGAAGCAATCATCAGTAAGGAATTATTTGACCGGGCGCAGGAGCGATTTAAGACCACCTATAAGCCAAAAGGAGCGCGCCCCTCTTCTACTTACCACCACTGGCTCAGCGGGCTCTTAAAATGCCCAGTATGCGGTCGTACAATGGTAGCAAAGACTATGTACCGTAAGTCTAACGGGGAAGCTTATTCTTATTTTGTATGCTATGGAGTCAGCAAAGGGAAATGTGCTGCCAAAAACAGTGTCAGTTCGCTCGTGCTGGAACCCGCCATCATCCGGGCATTGCAGGATGTCTTCCAGACGAGGGAAATAGAATACACAGAGATCAAGCCTGCAGCTGTGCATGAGACCATCGATGAGCGGGAACTTCTTATGGATCAGTTAAAGCAGCTTGACCAGAAGGAAAAGCGCATCAAAGAGGCATATCGTGACGGTATTGACACACTGGAGGAATATAAAGATAATAAAGAATATATCCGAATTGAACGTGAACGCTTAGAAATACAGTTAAATGACTGTCAGCCTGCCCCGGCGGATGATACCGCCAGAAAAGAGCAGCTTCTTAATAAAATCCACACGGTCTGTGATGTGATCTCTTCTGAGAAATTTACGGATCAGCAGAAGAATGAAGCGCTAAAAAGCATCATTCAAAAGATCATTTATGACAAACCGGCGGATTCTCTTAAAATTTACTACTATCTCACAGAGCCGTAAAAGCCTATGGTTGACAGCTTTTTCGATGGTTTATCTGTTGTTTCCATAAGGATGACTCAGTGGGGTTCAAAATCTCTCGGTGATCAGGGTTACTCCCCAATCGAGATACTCCGCTACTATTACGGTGACAACATGTATATCAACACTGCCCAGGAGATTTCCGGCATCCCTTCTTCGTGGCCGGGATATCTTCTTGAAAATGGTGCATCCGGCGATAAGGTACGTCAGATGCAGGAAGAGTTAAATGTCATTGCCGGCGCCTAT